ATATCTGACTGAGGATGAGATTGCGGCTATAGAGTCGCTTCGTCCTTTGGATGGAACCCAAATGGCAATGGCTCGCGACTTGTTCGTGTTTCAGATGTACACTGGTTTGAGTTATAGCGACGCTCAGTCGTTCGATATTCGGGATTATAAGAAGGTCGATGGCAAATGGGTGAACGTGGGCGAGAGAATAAAGACTGGGGTGTCGTATGTTTCGGTGTTGCTGCCGCAGGCGGTGGAGGTATTGGAACGTTACGGGATGCAGGTGCCGAAAGTGAACAATATTCAATATAATGCCTCGCTGAAGGTAATTCAACAGGCACTTGGTATCAGGACGAAATTGCACTCACATCTGGCACGGCATACCTTTGCTACGAGGGCATTGAGGCTGGGGGCTAAGATTGAGAATGTCTCTCGGATGTTGGGGCATACCAATATTACTCAGACGCAACGATATGCTAAGGTACTGGCGCAAAGTGTGCATGATGATTTTGAATTAATTAACGAAAAACTGAATAACAATGAAAAGTAAATTATTACTGATTGCAGCTGCCATCATGATGTGTGGCTGCGAAAAGCCTATTTTGGGCGAGGTGTTAGACGATGAAGTGGATGAGGAGGAAGCGGATGTGCTCACCAAGAAATTCACGTTTACGATGAAGGGCGACTTCACAAGTGCTACATTCAAACGTGCTGCCGGATATTTGCAAGCAGATGGACGTGATATGACTGACATATGGGTGTTGGACTATATGAACGGGGAATTGATGCAACAAATACACCAGGGCGATAACACTGCGGATGATTTCGGTAAGCCGGTGATGCAGTTGGCTTATGGTAGCCACCATGTGTACTTCGTGGCAAGTAGGGGGACGGCACCGACACTGAATGTCGGTGAACACTCGATTACGTGGGAGAAGCCGAGCGACACGTTCTGGAAGGATTACGAGGTGAGTGTCGTGAGCACGTCGAACGGCAACAGGGCGGTGACGCTGGACCGCGTTGCAACAAAACTGAGGATTGCTGTGGACGATGAAATTCCTAACAATGCGGCTGTGATGGCAATCACTCCATCGACTTGGTATTATGGACTGGATTACACGACGGGTGTTGCCGTTGCATCGAGCGGTGCATCCAGGACTGTTGATATTCCTGCATCGTTGCACGGAACGACGGGCGAGCTTGCAATGACTATATTCGGTCTGAGTGGAGCGGATGAATGGACGACCGATGTATCGGTTGTTGTGTATGACGCGAATAGTGTAGTGCTTGGATCTGCATCCATTGTCGGGGCTCCATTCGTGAGGAACAGGTCAACGGAATATTCTGGGAGCCTGTTTTCTTCTGGGAGTCTCACCAACCTATCGCTAAGTGAAGCGTGGGCGACTTCTCACATCGGAACATGGTGAAATGAAAAGGCAGGCACTCACTTGATGCCTGCCTTTTCATTCATTCTACGCATATCCTCTCGCATTCGCTCTATTTCCTCTTGTGTGATTTTGACTTGTTCTTCTTCTTCTTCGCCAGTTTCATCCCACGGTAGGGGCATGAGGTCTTTCGGGCTGTTGATGCCTGCCTTCTGGATGTCAGCTAATGACACGAGCATGAGATGGTATGTCTGCCATCGTGTGGCACTCCATAGGTCACGCTTTCGGTTTTCGTAGCCCCGGCTGATTAGCAGCAGGTCGGCATAAGATAAGCGATAGAGGTAATCGTTAATTGGGATCCCTATCTCGCCCACGAAATACTGGTAGTAATCGTGGGCGGTTTTCAGTTTTTTGGTTGTTCTTCGTCTTTCGGGGTTTCTTCCTCTTCGGTTTTTATAACTTCGGGTATCTTGTACCACGCACGGCGCAATTCTATAGTGGTCTTAATGAGTGACTCGACAGCTTTAGGTCCCCAGTTGTAGAGGAGGTCTTTTGACTTGACGGGTGGGTCTTCGTCTTTTTCGGCATAAGCTGCTACGATACATGCAAGACCGAGCGTCGCCCAGTCGTAGATTTTGCTGTTGTTCATGAAGACGGCAGACGATTGGCCCGTCATATTCTCGAATCCTTTCTCCGCTGCTGCGGTATAGAGCATTCGGATGTCTTGGCCGTTGATGTTGATTGTTGCTTTTCCTTTTTGGGTTTCTTCCGTTTCGGTTTTTATAACTTCTGGTATCTTGTACCATGCACGTCGCAATTCTATAGTGGTCTTAATGAGTGACTCGACGTCATCAGGTCCCCAGTTGTAGAGGAGGTCTTTTGACTTGACGGGTGGGTCTTCGTCTTTTTCGGCATAAGCTGCTACGATACATGCAAGACCGAGCGTCGCCCAGTCGTATATCTTGCTGTTGCTCATGAAGAGGGCAGACGATTGGCCTGTCATATCCTCGAATCCCTTTTCCGCTGCGGCAGTATAGAGCATTCGGATGTCTTGGCCGTTAATGTTGATTGTTGCTTCGTTGTTCATAGTTCCTTTTGTTTACGTTTCTTATTCGCTGTGTTGAGATAATTCGCCGGTACCGGTGAATTGGGCGCGGGCGGTGGCGATTTCGGCATTCTGCGATGTGATTTGCAAGTCGGAGAGAATTGCAAAGCCAGTGAACTGCATGGCATCTTCCACGGCGTCGCGGTTCTGTTCGCCTGCTGCGCCAGCGGTACGGGTGAAGCGGAGCTGACAGACGCGGCCAACCTGGAGCTGGTCGATGTTCTTTGCACCGGGGCGGTACTCTTCGTCATCGTCGCTGATGACGAGTGCTTCGACTTGCACGTCCCAATTAAGACCGACGGGCTCTTGTTCAATCCAGTCGCCAACGGTGTCCTTGGTTGTATCCTCTTGCATCTGCAGGGCGCAATGCAGGGTGCAGTTGGTGGCTGCGGCTATGCACTGGAGGTGTTCGGTATCGTCGCCCACCATCACGCGAAGGTTCTCGCCTTTGATTGTTGCCATTGTTTTGATTGTTTTTTTGCCAGCGGCTAAACCGCTGGGCACTGTTGTTGATGATTAACCCTGCCGCTGATGTTGCGCGGCGGCAGGGCTGACTATTGACATTGTTATTCAGAGAGTAGAGATTCCAGTTATGCCAACGGACCGGTACCGGTGAATTGAACGGAGATGGTGCTGTTCTGTCGGTTCTGGGCAGAGATGTTGATGTCGCTGACGTAGGCCTGACCGGTCTTCTTGATAACGCTGTTCTGACCGACGCGGTTGTTGGTGCCTGCGGTCTGGTCGAAGGTGAGTGTCACCTTGGTCTTATTGATCATCAGCGAGAGCAAGTCCTGCGGCAGTTCACCGTTGGTGCCGTTGTCTTCCAATGTCACCAGCGATTCGGTCTGAGCGTCCCATGAGAGTCCTGTGACCTCCTGCTCCTGGAAGTCGCCAACGCTGTCTTTCGTTGAGCTATCCTCGAGCTGGGCTGACACGTGGAACTGGCATGAGGTGGCCATTGCAATGCACTTGCCGCCTACCATCACACGAAGATTCTGACCTTTAATTGTTCCCATAGTTATAAATCGTTTTGCACGTCGCACTGGTAGGTGATGGTCTCGTGATAGCAGGGCTTCATCCAGTCCCACGCAACGCCGCTGGTCTGCACTGACTGAAGACATGGGATGTCTTCGTCGTTGTCGGCCATCTGCGCGATATGGTTGGCTACTGCCCGGCGCACCATTCTCAGCAGCTGCTTCACGGCCTTGGGGCTTTCTGCATCCACTTCGATAGAGGCCTGCACGCGGTCTTCGTATGATTCCCATTCAGTGTCCTTAGTGCCCGGATTGTTCGTCAGTCCGTCGTCGGTCACGATGATGCAAGGCAGCGGAGTGTTGTCCTGCTCGTCGGGCGACACCTCGAAACAGGTGCTTTCCACACGACCGCCAACGGCAGTCATGAGGTCGGCATCGGCAAGGATGGCATTGTATAGGATTTCGTCGAGTTCCAACATGGGGTGTTCTACTTGTGCTTCGTTGTGGTTAATACTATTCGTTTCGTATGGCCTTCTTCAAAAACCGCCCGGCAGACAACCTGTTGCTGCTGCATCGGAGCCACCGAGCGGTCAGGAACTATGCCCGAAAGAAGACGTGAGAGGGTTTAGCCGCCGATCTCGTTAGATGATGCGGGCTCGATGAGCTTGATGAGCGTGAATGCCTGTGGAGTGCCGTTGCCGCCGTTCACCTTGCCGGAGAGCTCGGTGAGCGAGTAGTCGGTGGTCATGCCGATAGCAACAGTGCCACGGTCGAAGTTGGCCTGGCTGGTGCCGTCGATGTTGAAGCGGAACTCACCATGCTGCTGCTCTGCCAGATAGCCGAAGTGACCGATACCGATGTAACGGTACTTGCCGTCCTTGGTGGCAGTGCCGTTGCTGGCGATAGCGTAGTCGATGTAAGGAGATACGACGTACTTATAGCCCAAGCACAGACCGTCCTCGATGGCGGTGCGCTCGCCGGTAGAGCCGGGGATGAGAGCCTTGAACTTCAGGTCAACCTCAGTCACCTTGTCCATGATGAACACGGGGTCGCCCTCGAAGCCGAGGTCGTACATCTTGGCAGCCTCCTTAGCGAGATTCTTAGGCAGATTCTCGTCGTTGGTCAGCTCTACAACCTCCACCTTGGCGAATGGACCCTGAACGGGCTGATACTCACCGTGTGCATAGACGTGGAGAGCACGGAAGATAGCCCATCCCTTCTGGAACTTGTAGGTGATGAATGCGATGATGTCGAAGGCAGCGTTGTCGATAGCACGGAAGCTGACGGGAACGCTGGCAGCGATACGCTGCGGCAGAGCCTTGATGTTGGCGAAGTTCAGGGCCTGCTCGCCTACCTTGGTCACCTCACCCTCAACGGAGAACACCACGTCGTTGGTGCTGTAGGGGATAATCTCGGTGCCAGTCACACCCATCACCAACTTCAGATCGTCGGGCAGCTCGATGCCTGCAACCTTGGTGTCGATGATTTCCTTGATGGTCACGGGGATCAAGCCTCCAGCCTCGAGGTTGGCATAGGTGTTGTTGTCGCCACCGGCATCGCCAGTCACCTTGTTAGCCAGTACGGTTGTGGCGTTCTCACGCTTCTGTGAGCACTCCTTGATGCGCTCGCGGAGCTTTGCGCCCAGGTCCTCGCGCTCCTTCAGCATCTCGGCCTCCTTGCCAGATACCATGTTGCGCAGACGTGCTGACAGTCCTGCGGACTCGTCAACGAGTGAACGATACTCGGCACTCTCAGCCTCGGTGAAGAGGATGTTGCCATTGTTTGCCTCACGAGACTTCTCTTCCATCTCGCTCATGCGATTCATGATCGCCATCTGGCGCTCCTGAATCTGTTCTTTAGTCATTTTTGCCATGTCTAAAAACGTTTTTATAAGGGTTAATAATTAAGTGATTCCAGTATCTCGTCGTTCAGGCGACGGGCTTGGTAGTGCAGACGCATGGCCTGCTGTTCGCGGAAACGCTGCTCCTGCTCTTCGAGTTCGCGGGCTTCCTGCTCGGCCTTGGCCTTTGCCTCTCGTTCTGCCTTCTCGCGGGCCTCGCGCTCCTCGTCGGTTTCTTCGTGCTTGTCGTCGGGGTCGTCTGGGTCGTCGTCGGGGTCGTCGTCGCGCTTGTCGTTCTTGTCGCCACATTCGCGCTTCAGCTGCTCCTCAATCGCCTTGTCGATAGCCTCTGATGCCTCGCGCAGCCCGACGGTGGTCTGCTCGTAGGCAGGGTGGGTGACGATGGCGACATCATAGAGGCCGGTGATTTTCTTCACGTGGCGCAGCCACACCTCCTTGCCGTCCTCGATGTCGTTGGTCTTCTCGTAGCTCACGCCGTTCTCCGAGTCCTCCCAGTCGTCCTCGAATGCGAACGACATGCCGGTGATGTCGCCGCGCTTCATCAGCTCCAGCGCATCGTTGGCGTTGTTGGTCTTGGGCAGGTCGCAGCGGCAGTCGATGCCGTCGCCACGGAGTTCAAGTGAGAGGGTGTCCTTGTCCGAGTTGCGGAAGCGTCCGAGCACGTCGGGCACCATGTTCGAGTGGTTAAGATTCAGGATCACGTCGGACTTCGCCAGAAGTTCACGGCTGATGCAGCCAGGCTCCAGAATCTCATACACCTTGCGTGTGGAGCTCCAGGGTGTGAGGTTGACCGAGCGCACGCCGAAGACTATCGGACGGCCCTCAATCTCGCGGCTCTCCTGCTGCCCCTCCTGCGGCTCGCGCAGTTGCAGGCCGCAGTCATTGGTTGGGATGAATCTTGTCTGTTTCATATTCTCGTTGTACATTTGAAAATGTTATCTACTTATCGGGCGTTTTAGCGTCCTGGGTTTACTGCGCGATGCACACGGCTTTCGCGCTTCTTTCTCTGTTGCTGAATCTCGCGCTCCAGTGCGTCGATTTCTGCTTTTGTCGGGTTCGGTGTCATATCGTGTCAAATTTTAATCAGCATAAGGTAGTTCGGAGATTACCTTAAGGTAGTTTCGGAATTGGCTTATGCCAGTTTATTTCTCGTCTGCTGGCGGTTCCTCGCCTACGGTGTAGTTGCCAGGCTTCAATGTCGTGCTTGCGTCGCTCTTGGCGATGAGTGCTTTCAGCGTCATGAGGTTGGCACTGGCCATTGGCACGTCGCCGTCCTCCACGGCTGGCATGTCGAAGTCGCGGCGGGCTTCGTTCACGGTACAGAGTCCGGCCTGCATCTTCAGCTGTGCCACCTTCGCACGCCGTTCGGGGTCCATCACCATCAGCGGGTCTTCGCAGATGTGGATGTCGCGGGTGCCGTAGTCCTTGAAGCCTATCAGCTTGCGGGCAATCTCCTTTTCGTTGCCGGTCTTCTGCGGCAGGATGGTACGGGTGTGGAATTCCATCGTGGCGTTCTGGTAGTCGTTGTAGTGCGAGTTGGTATCGAGCATCAGCAGCGGACGGGGAACGCCGAAGAACCTTGCCACGTCGTCGTTCGTTGCACCCATCTGCTCGAACATCTGCATCTCGGCAGAGGTCATTGAGATGTTCTGCACCTTATCCAAGCCACGAATGGCGAGGATGTCGTGACCTGAGTACATCTTCTTCTGAAGTTCCTGGGCGTAGTCGTTCATCTGCTTGGGGTCGAAATAACCCTGACTAATGGGGCTGTAGCCGCTGGCGGGCGGTTGCTCACCGATGATCAGCTTCACACGTCCGCCCTTTGCGGCTGTTTCAAGAGCCTGCGAGCGCAGGGTGCGGTTCAGCGAAAGCGTCTCGATGGCATACTGGAGCGTCGGGATGCCCCACAAGCCATTCTGATAGCGGAAGGTGTTGGCGAAATGCAGCACGTCTTCACGGGGCACGTCGGTCAGCGTCACATAGCCGTAGTCAGTCAGATAGACGATGCTGGCGTAGCGGCCCGTGTTGATATTGTAACCGCCAGTTTTAACCAGCCACAAGTACAGGGGGAATCCGAACTCGTCGCGCT